AGGCAAAGCCAACTTGAACAGTGGTGATAAGGCTGGGCAGAAGGCGGTGTCTTTTGTCCAGAAATATAAAGGTAACATTGTCAAGACGCATGCCGTTCCGGGCAAGGCGGTCTGGCATTACCTTGAATCAAATGAAATGAAACGACCATGGGAGGAATAGTGATGGACAGTCCAGATATGACAAAGATGGGTGAAATTTATTGGTCAGGCGAAGAAGGCTTCATAAGGTTGGGTAATAGTTTTTACCAAGAACATAGGATTGTTCAATTGGATTTGATGCAAGACATAATCTGGCAACTAAAAAAAGATTATGAGTCCATGGTGACAAGAGTGCCGAGTGAAGATCTTGAACAATAGGCATGAGGAGATGATCAAGGATTGCATTGCTTTTCATGATGCCAACCCAGAGGTTTGGGATATGTTTGTTCATTTCACATATGAAATAATCACTAAAGGTTATGAAAACTACAGCGTGAACGCTATCTTTGAAAGAATCAGGTGGGAAAAAGACATGGGTGGGGATGGCTTAAGTCAATTCAAACTCAACAATAACTATAGAGCATTCTATGCAAGAAGGTTTATGAATATGTACCCTGAGCATGTAGGATTTTTTAGAACCAGAGAACTTAAAAGCATAAACAAGCCAGCGACTGGTATGCCAGAACTTGCCCCAGGATTTTTCAATGAATAAAAAACTTGTAGTACTAAGCTTGGGCGCTGGTGTGCAGTCATCTGTCATGGCGTTGATGGCGGCTAAGGGGCAGATAACCCCTATGCCTGACTATGCCATCTTCGCTGACACCCAGGCAGAGCCTGATCATCTTTACTTTTGGCTTGACTGGCTAGAGAAACAGCTACCTTTCCCAGTGATTCGTGTGACCAGGGGGAATCTGTTTGAAGATGTGATGAACCCTGACAATCGAAGCGCATCACCGCCCTTCTTTACTGCGTCACCTAGTGGCGTGGGCGAGGGCATACTCATGCGCCAGTGTACCCGTGACTACAAGGTGACTCCTATACAGCGAAAGATTCGTGAGTTGCTAGGCTATAAGAAAGGGCAACGCATCCCAGCGGATAGCGTGGAGCAGTGGATAGGTATCAGCACTGATGAGCAGCAACGAATGAAGGATGCTCCAGAGAAGTGGGTTAACAACAGGTGGCCTTTGATCGAGCAGCGTATGTCACGTTGGCACTGCCTTCGATGGATGAGAGACAACGGCTATAACGAACTGCCAAAGAAGAGCGCATGTACCTTTTGCCCCTATCATGACAACGCATTCTGGCGTGAGATGAAAGCAACAGATGAGAAGTCATGGAACCAAGCGGTCCAGGTGGATGAGCACATACGGGATAACTTTCGTGGCACCACCAGTAAGATCTACATACATCGTAGTTTGATACCGCTAAAGGACGCAGATCTTTCTGATCCAGCAGAAGATCAGGTGACCATGGACTTTGGTGATGAGTGTGATGGTATGTGTGGGGTATAAAAAAACCCGTTAGAGGTGCGGATCGCGGGTGAGGTGAGGCGCACATAACGGGGCAACCCAAAGCAACAAGGGTCAAGCGGACTCTAACAAAAGATTTAACAGAAAGGTAGAAATGAATGGCAAAGGTAACATTAGAAGCGGAGGTTACGGAGAATCTAATCGAAGAGTTCATTGGAACCATGAAAGAGTTGGCTGTACTAAGCAGGGCAAACGAGGATCTAAGTGAGTCAATGGAGTTCTTAGCCAAGAACATAGCAAAGAACAGCGCAGACATACGCAGGTTCACAAAGTCTGTGGAAGGATTGATGGCAGCAATAAAAGAAACAGGGCAGCAAGCAGATAAGTAAACAAACAAAGCAATGGAGGGTGGTCAAGTGAGTAATGGTTTAGCAAGAAGAAGTAGTAGTAGTAGTATGTTCATGTCGGCAATACAGGCGCAGGAATTAGCGCATGAGAATTACATAACGAACAGGCTTAAGAATGTGCTGATAGATGAGTTCAGTGAAGCACAGAAGCGAGAGATATTGAACATGCAGTGGGATGGTGTGACCTGCACTAAGATAGCCGAGCGTGTTGGCTCTAGCCTACTGGTGGTGTCTCGGCTGATCAACAGAACGTCTTGGCCAGGTCCGAGGCAGATAGGGTAGGAGCGATAATGAAGGTAGTAGTTAACAACGAATGGCATGTGGAATGCCTATCATGTGAGGCCCAATACTATGTGGCCGAGTACCCTGGAATGGACTACAGCGGGTGCCGTAACTGTGGCAAAAACATCCTGTATGTTACCGATCATCGGGGCAAGTTCAGTGGTAAGCGTAGCGAAACTGTTGGTCGTGGTGACATACTTAGACCCTAAAGTTAATGTAGTTTCGAGGTTTGGGCGGGGGCTGGATACCCTAAAAGCGTAGGGTCAAGGGGGTGTTTTGGTTTTGACCCTACGGTAAGTCAAGTCATTGATTTATAAGGGAATAGGGTAGGGTCACGAGGGTCAGCGTGACCTACCGTGACCCTTGACCCTTCGCCTCGTAAGTCATTGATTTATAAGGGTGGGTCAAGGGTCAGGTGGGTCACTTCTAAAGAAGGGGAGAGAGATATAAATATCTCCCCTACGGGACACCCCCTTACTCCCTTCTTAGAAGAGGGGTTGGGAAAAGAAAAAAATAATTGGAGTTTTTAAATGAGTGAAGAATCTGGTGTTGAGTATGATGCTGACACAGACATTTTGAATAACCCTAAGCGGTATGCGATTGCAAAGTTTAAGGAGCGTCCGTTTACAAAGAAGCAGCAAACATTTATTCAGAATTATGTTTACCAGGACATGACTAATACTGAGTGTGCTCATAGAGCAGGGTATGCAGTACCCACTCAGTCAGCATCTATGCTTTTGAATGATCCTAGGTTTGCTCACATTCAAACTAAAATTCGGGAGCTCCAAGAGTCTAATCAAAAAAAATACGAGATCACATTCGACAATGTGGCGCGTGACCTTCAGATGATTCGGGATGCAGCAGTGGAGGATGGGTCGTATGGTGCAGCCGTGAGTGCAGAATTAGGCAGAGCAAAACTTGCAGGGCTGATGGTCGAGCGGAAAGAGGTGAGGACAGGCACCATAGATCAGATGGACAGGGGTGAGGTTGAGGCAAGGCTACAGGCGTTGCTTGATAAGCATGAGCTTGCGCCTGTGCTTATGGGTAAGGTTGTGGGTGAGGAGGCAGAGGATGAGGTGGTGGATGAGGAGTTGGAAGAGGAGGATGAATCTGATGAGGGGGAGTTGGATGAAGAGGATGAGTCAGAGGAAGAGGATTGGGATGATGATGAGATCCTCGACTCCGAAGAGTACGAGGATGGTGAGGAGGATTAGGTTAGGTGCCTTGGTGGTCTGAACATCTTGCCCTTGCGAACTAATGCGGTCAGGCGTTTAGGACTAGGGATTTGATTTGCCTTCCACGCTTGCACCCTGTGGCTGGTACAACAGAACCTAGACTGAGGGTGGTGTGCTTTGAATGGTTTACCACACCAATCACACTTGAAGTCTCGCAGCACACGATGTTTGTGCATGTCGGCTGAGTTATCTCGTAGCCCACCCCATGTGCCATCTTCAGTAGGTTTTTGTGTGGGATCGGAATCATCCTGCATCTGCCGATTCCTTGAGTCGCTCTTCAATAGATGTCCATGTGTCCTTTAGGTTGGACTCTTCTTCCTTGGTATGGTCGAGAGACCAGAAGCATGTGCCTATCAGGCCATGGATGCGTGGGTCATCTTTTGATGAGCGCATTAGTCTGGTCAAGAGTTCATGTTGTTGCTTCGTTAGTTCAATGTTCATGATTCATTTCCTTGTCTGCGGCAAGCACAAGCTCACCTATTATTTGAATGAGTTGAGGTACAACGGCGTTGCCCAAAGCTTTTATTCTGTCCACCCGATTGGGAACCCCATGAGCCATTCGACAAACTGCGGGTTCAGAGGGCCACTCTTGCCTTCCTGATGCGTAACCGAATCCGGTAAACTGTTCGTTGGCGTGCGTCCCTTCGCCTTCAGTGTTGCAGGAGATCTCCCTCCCTTGTAGTCCCTTGTCAGTGGCGTGGGCCACAATGAAGACGCGATCTCTGCGGTGTCGCGCGTCTGCGGCACAAGCTGGTAGTACAAACGTCCTGACTGTGTAGCCTTCGTTTTCCAAGTCAAGGCACACATCGTCGAGTGCCATGCGGACGAACCCAGAAACATTTTCTCCAATGACCCATCTTGGCTTGGACTCACGGATGACTCGTAACATTTCAGGCCAGAGATGACGGTCATCTTCTTTGCCTCGCTGCTTTCCTGCGACTGAGAATGGTTGGCAAGGGAATCCCCCGCAAACAACGTCAATTGATCCTGAGAATTTTGTTCCATCTAATTGCCTTACATCGCTATGCACGGGCACATCAGGCCAATGCTTGTTTAGTATCTTAGTTCCATACGGGTCACGTTCGCAGAAGGCAACAGTGGTCATACCTGCTGCCTCCAAGCCAAGCGAGAACCCACCTATGCCTGAGAAGAGATCAAGGACTCGCATCGATCTCCTCCTCTTGGGTTAGTAGCGTGGCTAAAGGCTTGGTTTTTTCTTGTGACTCACGCCATTCGATTACCTTGGGCAATAGATCATCAAGGCTTTCGGTGAATGGGTACTGCTTAGAAGCTCGGTTGTTGAACTCCTCTTCATCGGCTTCGCATATCTCAGCGAGGTTAATCAGTGCTTGCTCAATCATCATGATGTTCTGAACAACTGAGTCTTCGTTAACCACCAGCGTACACATGCTCTGAGGCAAGCGAGTTATTAAGCCATCACCGTTAACGGCCTTGGCGTTAGCTACACGCTGGTTGGGGGCAAGTACGCGCACCTCATGGCGTACAAGTTCTTGGGTGGTGACAACGTAGTGTTCTAGGTTTGGGTGTAGTGTGGTCATTACAGTTTCCCTCTTGTTAAGCCTAGGCGATACATGATGCCTTCAGCTTCATCGTTGTAAATGTTGAAGCGTTCTTGAGATTGCTCGGTGTAATGCTCATCACCGTTATCATCTAGATAACTGATAAGGCCACCATCGCCGTACTCTTCAGCTAAGATCACAGTGAGATCGCATTGAATCTCAACCCATTGATCAACACCTATAATTAAGTTGTTCATTTTGCATTCCTCCAATACTTAAGTGCTTCTGATTCGGACAGTTCGTTGAGCCAAACGTATGGCATTTTCTCAAAGACTTTTTTGAGCGGATCAATGTTTGATTCCACGGGCGTGGTTCTCCATTGGTCCATTTCGCGGGTGCGTGTGTTGTATGCAACAACCCTGCCTTTTAGGTAATAGCGCATTTCTTTTAAGAGTCCGATCTCATTGACTAGGTCGGTGATGACCCAATCTATTAGCTCATCGTTGTCAGCGAATCTTTCAACAGCCCAATTATAGTCCTCACCCTTGGCCTCTATGTAGCGTGCTGCTTCTGTGCGTGCCTCTGCCATCGAGTTTTTGAAGGCAAGGCGTTTTGCGTCACTGTTTTTGGACACGCCATGTGGAGCGTAGTAGTTGGCACCACCATGCCCGTCATTGTGAGCAACGAAGGCACGCTTGCCATCGATGTAGACTGTTGCTTGAAAGCAATGAGTCTCTTCGCTGAAGTCTTTGCTTAGTCTCAAGCCTTTGATTGAGATGTTGGTGAGCTGGCTCAGTGCATCATCGTCTTGTGGCTCGAATGGGTGTGGGTTTCTTTGTGTCATTTCTGACTCCTTTTGTTTAATGTTTGAGAACCGTATCATGCTTTAACGTTATCTGTATAGCACTTTATTATTATTGATCATTAAATGTATTGTATTTGTGTGATTTTGAGGGGGGGAATAGCACCCCACCCCTCACACAGTGGGTGTAGCGTTTGATTTGAGGGGGATTGCTTGCGACCTTGCGTG